TGGTGTTGCAGAATGGCAACAGAGGCTATGTAACGAGGCATTGGTGAGGAAAAAGCTTACTCTCCCATCAACTAGGGAATACATGTTTCCTAATGTTAGGAAGTATCCCAGTGGCGGTTACTCTAACTCAACACAAATAAAAAATTATCCTGTTCAGGGATTTGCAACGGCTGATCTTTTACCTATCTCATTGGTAATGTTGCATAAAAAAGTTAAAGAAAGTAGAATAAAAAGCTTGATTTGTAACACAGTCCATGATAGTATTGTCATGGATGTTCACCCTGATGAAGAGGAAACCTGTATAGAGTTAATGAAGGATGCAATGCTAAGTCTTAAAGACGAGTGTTCTCTGAGGTTTGGCGTTGAGTACAACATGCCTGTTGGCATCGAGTTAAAAATTGGAACTAACTGGTCCGACTTAAAAGAAGTCGGCGTTTACGAAAGGACGTAATGAATGAGTAACTTAGCTGTTGTTGAAACCCAATCACTGACTGATCTAGTGACAGCCGATAAAGCAGATAATGCTAAGATCATGGCTTTGCTGGGTCAAGCTAGTGAGGCGGGGTCTACAAAAAGCGTTGACTTTTTACCCAAGCTTGCCATTGAACACAACACTGAAGATGAAGAAGGTAACACCCTTCCGAGAGGACAGTGGAAGTTCAAGGATGCTTCTGGGCAGTGGCAACACTCCAAAGAAGTAACCTTCCGGCCATTCCTGCGGCGGTACATGTACACTGTCTGGGACAATGCGGAGCAATCTTACGGCAGTATGTCGATCCAAGGGGCATCCTTTGGTGATGAGTTCTTTGACACTGCTGGCGGAATCCGCTGTGGCAAGCTCAACAAGCGTGACTTGGAAGGCTTGTCTTCTGACGACCCAGAGAGGACACTGCAAGCTAACATCAAGTGCGCCCAAGTAGTCTACGGTATGGTCGAGACTGACTCTATCGAAGCTACACCCGCTGTCTGGTACGCTCGTGGCAGTAACTTCATGCCCGTCGCGGATTGGATCAAGACTCTAGAGAAGCAAGGTAAGCTGCTGTTCAATACGAGAGCAACGCTTTCTACGCTACGACAGAAGTACGGTGGGAACATCTACTACAAGTCAAAGATCGACGTTAAGGATTACGTTGAGTTTGACCCAAAGGTTGATGTGCCTATTCTTGAGAAGTTCGTTGAGTCTGTTAACTCTCACAATGCTTACATCGAGTCAGAATACAAAGAAGCCCGTGGGGACTTTGCTGACGCGCAGATTGTAGAATCAATGGATGCTGATGACTAACCTCATCAAAGAATACTTGCAAATTTATTTGCAAAGAGTCGTTTCGGGGGAAGGGAAACTTTCCCCCGATTCTATTGCTCTGTTGTCAAATGAATTGATTGCGTCAGCAAACCGTCAGTTCTCAAACGAGAAGGCTACACAGAAGTGGCGACCTCGTATGTCTGGTCTGGGCAAGCCTCTGTGCCAACAGCAGCTAGAACGAGATGGCGTCAAGGTCAACAAGAAGATGGACTACAACGCTGTCAACAGGTTCCTATTCGGGGACTGGCTTGAGTCATTGCTGTACGTCGAAATGAAAGAGGCAGGAATAAACGTCGAGGCATACCAAGAAAAGGTATCGCTTGAAATAGCTGGTGTTAAAGTTAATGGCACCCTTGATGTAATCATTGATGGTAAGGTGTGGGACATTAAAACTGCAAGCCCTTACGCTTACATGAACAAGTTTTCAAACTACAACAAAGTTAAAGACAACGATCCATTTGGCTATGTGCTACAGGGTTACCTGTACAGCGCAGCCGTAGACAAACCCTTCGGTGGTTGGATTGTTATGAATAAGTCTTCCGGTGAACTGTTGGTATGTAACGCCCCATCCATACAGGATGAAGAACGTAAGGCGGCTCTGGCTAAAGCAGAGTACAACATGACAGTGCTTCAAGACCCTACGATTAAGGTACAGAAGCTAGAAGATGAGCCTGAGATGTACAGGAAACAAAAGACAGGCAACCGAGTGTTAAGCACTACCTGTTCTTTCTGTGACTTCAAAGAACATTGCTGGCCTAAAGCTGAGATGAAGTACAAGGTTGCTTCTGCCAGAGCAAACCCACCAATGGTTTGGTATTCCAAGTATGTTACGGAGGAACTTTGATGCCAGTATTAGTAGTCAACAGAATTTTTAATTCTGACGTTAATTTTAACAAAGAATGTTATTTTGTTTATGATGAAAATGAAAAGGGTGAGGGGGGAGAAAGCTGGAAGCGTGGGAATGATCGGTGTTTGCCAATAACAATAAAGCGGGTTCCTGCTATGTCCATAGAAGCATACTGGAGTGACGACAACTACGAAGCAAACTGTAAAAAAATACAGAACGATTTAAACAACATAATCAATGTGTTAAAGTATGGTGCTTGTGTTTTTATTGAGCAAAATTTTTTATCTGGCGAGGCTAACAGCCCAATGAATACTGAGTGCCCCAAAACTAAAGAGTTTCTTTTAGACAGCATCCAATTGCTGCAATCCAGATACAGGCCGCATTATGTCAAAACGTAAACGCTCGACACGAAATGCAATGGGCACAAAGTACAGAAGTAATTTTGAGGTTGGGTTTGCAAGTGATCTTATAAAGCGCGGTGTTAGCTTTGATTACGAACCAGACTCCTATGAGTATGTACCAAACCCTACAACCTACACCCCAGACTTTTACATACCAGAACATAACTTCTATGTAGAAACTAAAGGGTTCTTTACGTCTGAAGACAGGACTAAACATTTGACTTTTCGCAAGCAGCATCCTAGCATTGACGTTCGCTTTGTGTTTATGAATGCTAACACCAAGATAAACAAACGATCAAAAACAACTTATGGTAGTTGGTGTGACAAGCACAGTTTTAAATACCACAGCAGAGTTATTAATGACCAGTGGTTGTTTGGAGATGACTATGACGAATGACAATGTTAACAGCCCTGCTCATTACAACGTAGGTAATCTTGAAACAATCCAGTTGTTAGAAGAGTCTATGTCAAAGAGAGAGTTTCTAGGCTATCTTAAAGGTAATGTCATAAAGTACCTTGCTCGTTATGAGTACAAGGGAAAGCCTATGGAAGACTTAGATAAAGCTTTGTGGTACTTGGAGTACCTTAGTAGGAAGCGAAAAGAATATGACGTTGACCTAGAATTTGAAAAGGGAGTTGGGCTGTGATTGGCAAACAGAACAAATTTTATGAGTCCGTCAAAGAGTTTCAAGAAGCCTTTGGTCAAACACCATCCATACACAGGCGTGTAAAATTAATTAAAGAAGAGTACAAAGAATTAATGGAAGCAATTCCATTGTCCTTAGTATTTTCATATTCTTCTGTTGAGCCTATGCCTTCAGACAAAATTAAAAAAGAAGCGGGTGATCTGTTATATGTTGTGACTGGGATATTCGTTGATTACGGCTGGGACATGGATGCTATCTTTGATAAGGTGCATGAGTCCAACATGTCAAAGCTTGGGGATGACGGCAAACCGATTTACAGGGAGGACGGCAAAGTGTTGAAGTCGTCTAACTACAAAGAACCAGATTTAAGCGGATTGTAATGGATTACATTACGGGAAAGTTTTCGCCTATTGTCTTAGTTGGTATGTCAAGACACAACCTTTTAGACGAAGTAGCTAATAGTCAGATTGAAGAAGATGTGTTGCAACAGTGTAATGCAAAGGCATATAGTGCAAGAATGAACTTCAACACAAAAGATTCTAGCGTTGAAGATGTTTTTTTGCCTAAGACACCCGCTGTTACACAGTTGTTAGATAAGATAGACATTGTTGTGAAGTCTATTAACAAACACCTAGTAATGGGAGATGAGGCGTGGACACATTTGGTAGAACCGAATCAGTCTACAATGTTTCATACACATCAAGACCCCGGACCACCCGGACTATCTTTTGTATACTGGGTAACTGTGCCAGAAAAAAGTGGGGAATTAATAGGAATAATACAAGTAGATAAGTACAGACACTTTCACAAGATTGAACCAAAAGCCGGTGATCTTGTTGTGTTCCCTACATATCTTCCTCACATGACTGCAAGAAACTGTAGTAATAAAACAAGAATATCTATATCAGGTAATTATTATCCTCCGCTAGATAAATTAAATGATGTTAGAAAAGCACCAGAAAAATTATTAAATTACATCGGAACAATACGCGGCAGATAAATAACACTATAAACGGAGTATAATAAATGAACGCAACTAACATGACTGAACTGCCAACCCCGTACCAGAAGTACATCCATACTTCTCGTTACTCCCGTTGGATGGACGATGAACAGCGCAGAGAAACGTGGGACGAGACTGTCAACCGATACTTTAATTACATGGAAGAGCGGCTCCAAGAACGTAATGACTTTAGTCTCGACAAA